ATTATCAGGATCTCTGGAAATAAGCGTCACTTGGTAGCGTTGCGTGTAGTTGTACGGCTTGTTGCCTGCGTACTCTGTACGGGCACTGTCTCGCTGGTACACGATGCAGGGGTACTGCATCTGTACGTTGACGGTGGGCTGGAAATATACATGAGTACTTCCCAGCACACCCTCAAGGAGTGTCTGCAACTCAACCCTTCGGTCCGTTGTAGACACCCCCCAATGTCAGGAGAAGGCGGGGACTCCGTACTTCGACGTCAGAAACCGTCCAGAGAGTCCCCGCCCACTCGACATAGCGAATGGCAAAGAAATTTGCGTTGGCGTACGCATCAGCAACAATGCTGATTGAGTTACTCACAGAGAGATCACCATTTACGTGTTCTCCCTCACGAAGCTGTCGGATGTTGCGAACGACATCGCCGAAATATGAGATCTCGGTGATCACGTCGTCCCAAACACCGGGCTTCGTCTCAACAGATGTGCCGTAACCTACCTTTCCGAAATATCGCGCCATCGCTGTTGGCTCCTAACCGGCGATTAGGAAGCCTTGCGCTTGAAGACCCAGGTGGACTCGGCGTCCGTCTCGAAGTAGTAGCCGGAAGCGGCCTGGGCGTAGACCGTGGTGGACGCACCGGCCGCCAGAGCGGTCTGGGGACCAGCGGTGAGCGTGGTGCCGTTGCTGTCCTTGTAGACCACGCCGGTCTTCGTCGGGATGGTGACGACACCGGTGGTGGAGTTGAACGCCGGCTCGGTCGGGGCGACGAGGACGTTGGCCGCGGCGGTCTTGCGGACGATCAGAGCCGACTTCGGGCGGACCAGCGCACCCGACATGCGGGTCTCCAGCAGGTACTTCTGCTGGTTGTAGTCGATGTCGAAGTCGTCGAACATGGTGAGCTCGCCACCACGGTCGGTACCGACGTTGTAGTCGTCCAGGTTGACGATGATGCCGACGAGGTCGGTGATCTCCTTCATCGGCTCGACGAGCTGGATGTCCTTGACGCCGAGCGCGTCCGCGACCTCCTGCTTGTTCGCGTAGTACCGGCGGCCGTTGCCGTCGCGGGCCTTCAGGAACTTGTTGAGCTGCGGGACCGTGGTGTAGAAGGTCGGCGTGCCGGTGCCCTTGTAGAACTCCATGCCGTCCATGACCGCGTCCACGACCTCCTCGTAGGAGGAGTTGGCGTCGTCGACGTTGACGTTGACCTCGGTGACGAACAGCTCGTGGTCGTTGAGGATGGAGCGGACGCCGGTACCGTCGGAGGCACCCAGCGGGTCCTTGATCTTGTCCTCGTCGCTGACCGAGCGGCCGTCGCCGATGAGGATCGCACGGGCGATTTCCTCCTCGGTCATGAGCCGCATCTCGCCCTTGAGGAAGGCGATGATGTCGAAGTCGGTGATGTCGAGGATGTCGTCGCGGTCGAGCTTCTGCTTCTTGTAGATCGTGGTGGGGCCGGTGGTCCGCTTGGTGACGCCGAACCACTCCTCGATCTTGTAGTTGCCCTTGACGTAGCCCTTGGCACGGGCCTCGTCCTGGGTCAGGTCGGCCGTGAAGGTCTTGATCCGGGAGAACGGGGTGTGGCGGGTGCCGTTGAGAACGGACGAGACCCACTCGGTCCGGCGCTTCTCGAGCTCGACGACACCCGTGGCCGCCTTGGCGTCCGGGAAGAGGATGTCGATGTCGGTGATGCCGTGCTGGAGGGCGTAGTCCTCGACCGCTTCCTTCAGGGAGCCGGTCTTCTCCATCTTCTTGACGATGCCGCGGACGTCGTCGGCGGTCATGGTGTGCTTCAGAGAACCGCCCTTCTTGTCGGCGGTCTGGTCGAAAACGTTGCGCGACATGTCGTCGCCTCCTTCGTTGTGGGAGAGGGCGGAGTGCTGAGCGGCGGCCTGCTCCAGGGCGACACCGATGAAGTAGTGCAGCACGTCCTGCTGTTCGGGGGACATCGAGTCGTAGACGTCCTGGACGGTGGCGTCGGCGCCCATGGCGTGCTCCACCTCGCCCTCGCCGTCGTCGGTCTCGTCCTCGTCGTCCAGCTCGTCGTCCAGCTCGTCGTCCTCGTCGTCCTCGTCGGAGTGACCGAGGTCGAGGCCGTCCACGAGAACGGTCTTGATGATCGCCTCGTCGTCCAGCTCCTGGAGGGAGCCGTCGCCGTGCTGGATCGCGACGAAGTCTATCTTCGCACCGGGGTTGGCACCGGCGAGCACGAGGCTGACCTCGCGGATCTGACCGTGGACGACGTTCTTGGCCTTCTCCACCAGCTGATTGGCGTAGATGGAGAGGGCGCTGATGTCCTTGTGCTGGACCATCTGCTTGGCGGTCTGGCCCTGCTTGGTGGTGTTGAAGAACCCGTAGGCGTAGACGCCCTCGTCCCGGTTCTCCAGAATCGCGTGCCCGAGGACGTTGTCGACGCTGCCGTGACCGTGCTGCCAGACCAGCGGAACCTGCTGCTGGTCCATGTGCTCGAAAGCACCACGCATGATGGTTCGACCGTCGGTGCACTTGAGGCCAGCCTTGGTGGCCCAGCCGCCGAAATCGGCTTCCATTTTGACTGCTCCTTCCTACTTCGTCTTGTGGGTCTGGGTTGATCCGATAGCACCGGTCTTTTGCATCTTCTCGATCCGGGCTTTGATGGTCTTGATGCGTTCGTTCAGGGACTTGACTTCGTCCGAGAGCTGCGAGTTGGTGGCCGTACCGTTCTTGATGGCCTCTTTATCGCGACGCTTCTTCTCAGCTACTGCTTTGGCCTTCTTCTGCGAAGCCGTGAGCTTCTGAGGTTTGGCCGGTGCCTTCTGCTGGGTAGAAGTGGTCGTCTTCTTGGACGTCGTCTTCGACTCGACCCCGCTTCGCTTCTTGGCCTGTTCGACCAGAATCTTCAGCGCTGCCTGAAGCCTTTCGAAGCGAGCTTTGAGCGCACTCACTTGAGCTTCGAGGTGGGCGTGTCGTTCCTTGGCGATCTCAGCTCTCGACTTGACCCTTGGGTGCGTTGCCTGTCCGGAACCGTGCTTACGGCCCTTCAGGTGACGGTTCTTCAGGTAGTACTCACGGCGCTTGGCCGCATCGTACGCGTGTTCGAGAGTCTCATCCATCTGTGATTCCGAGTGTCGAGAAAATGTCATCGACGACGCTGTTGATGTCGTCTAGACCACTCTGTATAGCGGTGTCACTCGATGCTGTCGGGTCGGACCCATCTTGCGGCTGAGCCGTCGGGTCTGTCCCATCTCCTGCTGATGCGCCGTCAGTCGGCGATCCGGCCTGAGGCATGTTGCTGTTGACCAGTTGATCGGCCTTCGGATCCTTCGACGGTCGCCAACCGATTGCCTGGCGAATATCGTTGGACGAGGCGATCTCGTTGCGGGTGAACTTGTCCGCGATCTCTGCGATCACTTCCATCGGAACCAGCTTGAACGGGTCCCGGAAGAACATGATCGACTGACCCTGAGTCCGAGCAGTCTTCGTCAAGAAGGTGCGTCGCATGGACTCGGCAATCGCCTGAATAACGGGCTCGATCGTTCGGTTGAAGTAGTTCAGCATGGCCTTCTCGTCGGCCGTGCCGTTCATCACTTCTTCCGTCAGTCCCAGCTGAGCGTAAAGCAACTTCGTGAGGTACTCGATCTGCGTAAGCAGATTGTTCTCAGCCGGTCGATTCAGCTGGGTGATCTTCTCGGTTCCATCGGTATAGGCGATGCCGTACTGGCTGCCCTTCAGCTGGAACTCAATATCCTTCCGGCGTTGCTCAGCCTGCTGCCGTCGGGCCTCGGACTTGATCACATACGGGAGCTGAATGATCATGTCGAGCTTGCCGGAACTGGTCTGTTCGTCGACCGAGTCCAGCATGTTGAGCTTACGAATAAGCCGCTGAAGCGTCGAGTTCGGCTCGTTCATCACCGAATACAACGGGTTCTCGACGATCGCAGTGGTCTTCTTCGGGACAGTTATGTCCTTCCGCTGACCGTCGCGCTCGTCATAGAGACTCACTCGAACGTGCTGAGGAAACCATTCCACAACACGACCAACCCGCATCGAGTTGATGATGTAGCTGCCGGAAACGGCAGGATTGGTGTCGGTGTCGACCGGTACGATCGCAATGACACCTTCCTCGAAAATGGTCTGAGCGATGTCCTGTCGGAACTGACGACCGCTCTGGTCGATGTTGGCCTCGACGTTCAGACAGTCCTGAAGACCACTGACTCTGTCATTCAGGTATCGACCATCCTCGTCTAGCTGAACGTGTCGAATATCGATCGCCGAGACGTCGATTGCCAGACGCGTGTAGATCGACGAGATGATGGACCGCTCGTTCGAGAAACGCGCTCGACTTCGACCCGACGGACTGGAAAATCCCCAACCGGTAGTTGCGGTCTGGATACCCTCCAAGTAGCTGGGATCGGTGAAGAGATTCCAGCTGTGTCGCAACCCCTCCTTCATACGAGTAAGCAAGTTTGCCATGTGTCACCTCCTCTCTGAAATATGCTCGGCGTCAGCCGATGCCCATGTCTCGAAGGAGGTTCTGGGCCCTCTTCAAGCCCTCGGGGTCCCTGATCTTGTTGAACGCTTGCTTGCCCTTGTCGAGGACGATCTTGTCGATCCCCGCCTTGTGAGCGTACAGCGCCCCGCCGACAGCGATGGCGGTTGCCGCAGAGGCGTACTGAGAATTGCCGTTGAGGATATGGCGGGTGCCACGGATTCCACGACCGGCGCTCTTCTTGACGTTCTTCCGCTTACGCTCGCCGCGAGCCTTCTCGGCGTGCTTGGACATGTCCTGTCGACTGAGGTGATGATCGAACGCCCTCTGGTAAGCGGGGTCCTTCTTGCTCTTACCTTCGACAGCGGCCTTGATCAGCTTTCGTCGAGTGCCAGCACCTTCGCCGTAGAACATCTTGGCGCGGGCGAATTCCTTGGCGTCGCTTCGGGCTTCACGATTGGTCTTGCTGGAAACGCCCGACGGTCCGTTCCGTCTTACGCCCCAGTGCATCCCCTTGACGCCGTAGTGCTTCACGTCCCCATCCGAAAGACTCAATTCCATGTTGGTCAAACCTCCCCACACCGGGTCGTCAGCCTTGAGCTCCGGAGGGGTGTAGACCTCTTTGAACCCGAGCTTTTCGTAAATATGGCGAGCGTCCGGCGCGTTACCCGGAACTTCAAGAGTTACGGCTTTGTAGTTCTTCGCCTTGGCGTGATCGATGGCGGCTCGCATTGCCGCACTGGCGTAACCATTGCCGCGAGCGCTGTTTTTGATCCCCACCCATACGACGTTCAGCTTGTCCGAAGAGTGGCTGTCGGGAGTGAGATACATCTCACCGACGTTTTTGCCGTTCTTGTCGGTGATCTTGAAGCTCTGATCTTTGTTGTACTCGTCGATCTTCTTGGGATTTACCCGAGCCATGAATTTGGTGAGAAGACCGGTTCGGTTACCACCCAGAGTCAGGGTGTCGCCGTTCTTCAGCTTAACCGCTATGTCTTCGGTCTTGGCTTTGAGAACGGGCTTGGAGCCAGAAGAATCGTCTGCCTTCCGAACACCCCAGTGCATCCCCTTGACCCCGTAGTGCTCAAGCGTGGGGTCCATTTCGGAGATGTACTTCAACAACAGATCAAGCATCGCTCTTTGGTCATCCGTAAGATCGGAGCCTTCAGAGCTAGCCGCATGAATAACGCGCACGTTTCACCTCCCTCAGAAGCTCCGGATGTTGTGAACACCCTGTCGGTTCTTCTTGGCGTAGCTAGGCCCATTGGTGGGCTTGCTCGGGAGGCCCATCGTCGCGGCTGCCTGGGCTCGTCCGCGGTTGGTCTGAGCCTTCACACGGATCGAAGCCATCGTGTTGGCGCCGTGGGTGGCGACCATTCCGTCAACTGCTCGGATGATCTTCGGGGCGTTGTAGAGGGCGACGAGGCCAGCAGCCTTGAGGAGGGTTCGCTGCCCCTCTTTCTTTCGGGCCGTCCGGAGATCCATGCCCTTGTTCATGCGCTGATTGATGCGCTTCACAGCACCAGCGGGGTGCGCAAGAGCGTCCCTGGTTCGATCCCTGGTGCTGTAATCGGGATGGGCCGCGTTCAGCTGGGCCTTCGTGAGCTTAGTGCTTCCACCACCGGAAGAGGATTTGCGCTGTCCCCAGTGCATCCCCTTGACCCCGTAGTGGGTGACATCGGAAGAGTGGAGAAGCTCTTCGCCAAGCGGGGTGAAGCCAAACTCCTTGTTCAGCTCCTGGAGCTTCTCCGTCACCATCTCCGGACTGGAATATGCCGACGGGTCGATGAACCCCGGCGTTCTGCTCACACTACTTCACCTCCTTGAAGGGTGTTGGATCGACACCCATTTCCTGGTGCAGAGTCTGTCCCCACACTTTCACGTAGTTAGGTGGATTGGGCGACCAGTGATACTGGCTGAACAATTCACCTTCGAGTTCTTCCCGGACCCCAGCGGTTGCGGCATAGCCGGAGGTATCCCAAAGGGTTTTGCCCTCCTTCTTAGCCGCCTTGTAAGCAACCTTCAGCGCTTTGTCACGCGCTTTGATGTTGCCTCCTTTGAGCTTAGGCCCGAGGAGACCGACCCCGATCGTCTGATCCGCATGAAACAGAGAATGAGCACTCTCGTGAGTCATGATGGCTTTGATGTTCCCGGTGCCGGGGCCAAGCCAACCGATGTCTTCCAGGTGTTTCGTCCGGGCAGTCAAGTCTTTACCCTGGACGAATATGGTTCCCTGGTTGCGACCCTTCGAGGTCTTGTTGTCTTCCACGTAAGCCAGCGTGTCGGGATACTCTGGGTTTCCTGGCTTAATGGCTTTTACGTTCTTGATCTCGAAGCCGTACCGGCTGGCGATCAGGCTGGAAACTTCGCGAGCGGCTTCCTGTGTCCCGCTGTGGATTCCGGGTTCGATTTGAACGGAGGATGCTTGGAGGCGATGAACTCCGCCGTCGTCCTTTCGGACCCCCCAATGCATCCCCTTGACGCCATGATGGGCGAGCGGACTCACTCGAAGGCCTCCTTGTTGGCCTTATAGGCGACGTAGGCATCCATCAGGGCGGCGACGTTGTCGATCTTCGCGTCCTGCCGCTTCTTCAGGAGCTTTCGGTTACCGTTGGTGTCCTCCATGGTGATGGCATTACCCATGGCGAATGTCATGAGTGCTTGATCAAAGACAAG